AGGTTGGTGAGGAAAGACTAGAGATTTGTAAGGCTTGTAACTACCACTCCAAAAACAGAAAAGATTATAAAACGGTGAGGCCAGACGATCATTGCACAAATTGTGGATGCACACTGGCTGCCAAAACCAAATGTCTCTCATGTAGCTGTCCCATAAACAAATGGGGGCCGCTTATTACACAACAGCAAGAAGAAGAAATGAGAACTCATGGAAAACAATAAAGAAATTGTCCTAAAGAAGATTCCTCTAAAGATATTTATAGATGTACTAACAGACGCTTGGAACCAGGGGGCTGATTTTATAGATATTATAGGGCAGGCTGATGAGGTGCAAGATAACATTGGTATTGCCATAAAACAGGAATACTATTCTCAATCAGAGGACGATAGTGAAATTGAAGAGGATTATGATATTGAGGTGGAACTAGATCCTTTAAAGAAACTTGATGACGAAGATTTAAACCAATTAATATGAACCCAATAGTAGAAGCATGGATTGTTATTGAAAAGCTAGGAGCTCTCGTAGCAACACCAGGAATTTCAGAAGATGTAAAAAACTTAGCTAACGAAGAAATAACTAAGCTTATAAAGGATGTAATTAGTCCAGGACTAAATAAGCTATCAGCTACAAGTGCTGGATTGATTGTAAAATAACGTGAATGAGAAAAGCTAGTTATTATAGCCAAGTGCTCCAGACACTTCAACAACTACATGCCTCCTATCCTAATTACAATATTGGCAGGCATATAGCTACAGCTCTGGATGGATATGGGGATGTGTGGGGGCTAACAGACAAGGAAATCCTTTTTGCCCTAGAAAAATACAAATCTGAGCTTGAATTGGACATTCCTCACACGGATGATAGCGAGCTTGATCAGATTATCAAGGAAGGAATGGACCTTGAAAACATGTTTAAAGAAGAAGATGGCGAAGACTATTAATAAAACTACATATGTTAATGCTGAGCTCGATTGGGCTGAGCAACAACTACAAAGCTGGAAGGCTTATGTTGATGCCAATCCCCTTCATGAAATGAAGGACAGGATTGAGTGGAAACCCACAGCCAAGGGAGGCATGCTTCCTATGGTGATAGCGTCAATAGAAGCTCAGGGTAAGTTTATACAGGAAACGATGAAAAACTATTTAGCTCTTCTTGAGGTGGTGGAGAAACTACGTGAGAAACAAGAAGCTAAGGTGGAGATAAGAGGAAATGGAGAGCTCAGCACTATGGCTGAAGACTTCCTTAGGAGCAGGAGATAAAAATGAGTGAAATTAAAAGTATAGACTACAAAGATTGGTTCATCAACCAACCACGTATTCCTGACCGTGAGTCAGCAGAGTATAAGCCATTCTTTGACTTTCATAGAGATTTATGCTTAAACGGTGCAATGATGAACGGTGTGTTCATTAATCCATTTCTCTACTGGCATTTGAATATATGGCACACAGAGGTGGATGTAATTGATGAACGTGGAAGAATATCACAAAAATATGCCAACCCACTCCTTAGAGATAATGAGTGGATTGTAACAAACGAAATAGAGAGGGCACAACAAGACAAAAAAGGACTAGTTATACTAGGAATTAGACGTTTTGCTAAATCTGTCCTTGAGGCTTCTTACATAGGGTGGGGCGCTACATTTGATGAAAACTCCCAGAATGTGATCGCTGGGTTGAATGCCCCCGATATAAAGCTGATCACAGATAAGCTGGACAAGGGCCTCAACTTTCTACCTGAAGCATGGAGATGGCAGAGAGTGGAGGATAATTGGAAAAACCAAGTCACCCTAGGTATCAAGACTAAATCAGGAGAACGTATACCGTTCTCTCAGATCCTCATCCGTAACCTGGATGAAGGTAATAACGAAGAAGCTATTGCAGGTACTAAACCACGTAAACTAATTATAGATGAGATTGGTAAAGGCAACTTCTTAAGAGGTTTTCAGGCAGCTGTGCCTGGTTTCACCACTCCTTATGGATGGGGATGTTCTCCAATCCTGACAGGTACAGGTGGTGATATGAAGAGATTCATGGATGCAAAGAGCTTAATGTTCGATGTAGACAATTTCAACTTCCTTACATATAATAATGAGAAAGATGATAGACGCGTGCACGGACTCTTCATTTCCTACAAATACAGAATGGAGGCTAAGGAGGAATCTACACTTGGTGCGTTCTTAGAACAACCAAAAGATAGTGACCTTCACAATGTAAGAATGTTGGTAAGTAATGAGGAAAAGGCAAAAGAAATTACAGAGTCTAATCTAGAACGTCTAAAGAAAGCTGGTGATAGGGTGGCCTATTTAAAAGAGAAGATGTACTACCCACTAGAAGTGGATGACATCTTTCTAAATGAGGACACAAACATATTTGATATTGATGCAGCTAAACGTCAAAAGGCTAGACTTCTTGCTCAGGAACGCACAGGCACTCCTGTTATTCTGTTTCATGATGGAGAGAAGATAGGACATGAGTTTACAGACAAACAACCCATCACTAACTTCCCTCTAAAGAGTAGTGATCGAAAGGATGCACCTGTAGTGGTGTATGAGTTTCCTCTAGAAAACCCTCCGTATGGATTGTATGTAGCTGGTGTGGACCCATATAGACAAGGACAAGCTGCATATTCTACATCTCTGGGTTCTGTATACATTTATAAAAGAATGCACGACATCACTGGTGAGAAATACCAAGATATGTTCGTAGCTTCGTATTGTGCAAGACCTGATAAGAAGGAAACGTGGGAAGAGCAAGCTCGCTTGCTTATTAAATATTACAATGCACGTACGCTCTGTGAAAATGATGACATATCCTTTATTGAATACATGAAGAGCAAAGGAGATGCACACTATCTAGAGAAACAACCAGAATGGCTGAAAGAAGTGGTGCCTGGTACCACCGTGAAGCGTGATTATGGTGTTCATCGTTCTGCAGAGAAGATTAGAGACTATCTGCACAACTGTCTTAAGAAGTATATGGAAGCTGTTGTATATCAGGAAAAGGATGAAGATGGAAATGTTGTAAAAGAAACAACTGGCGTATCCAAGGTATTTGATCCTGTTCTGTTGGAAGAAATAATTCAATACAACGATCAGGGTAACTTTGACCGTATTGTAGCAGCAGAATTGGCAATAGCTCAAGCTCTTAAGATGGACCCAATCATGGGAAGGGTGGGAGGAAGTGGAGATGATAGACTAAAAGCCTTTTTTAGACCAAATAAAAAGAATCAACTGTTCACAGAATCAAGAGGATTATTTCAAAAGAAAAAAAGTAAATTGTTCTTATAATGGCAATTATTAGATATACGAAAGACGCTACGATTAGATATGCCTATCTAAACATATTCCCTGACCAGTTTAAAACTGATAAGGAGAAGCAGGATGAGAGTTGGATAAAAAACACCATGGACTACTTTGCAAACAAAGCATATGCTGAGTATGTAAAGAACCGTGATACGTTTGTAAAGAATTACGACCTAATGAAGGGTATTCTTAGGATGGAAGACTTCTATCAAGAACCTCAGGTTAGATCGTTTACAGATGTACTAACAGCAGACTTGCAGCTTCCTGCATATGTAAAGATGTATTCCATCATTACAACACCAGTGAATGAGTTGGTTGGTGAAATCAGTAAACGCCCTGATACATTCAGGGTGAAGGCATTTGATGATGACAGTAAGTCTGAGGAGCTGGAATTTAAAACAGATATTCTCCAGCAATATGTTCTCAATCAGGCCAAAACAAAAATTATTGAGAATGCTGCTATAAAGGGTGAGGATATTTCTGAAGAAGACATTCAGCAAATGTCATTTGACCAGGTGAAAGAAGTGTTAGATAGCTATACATCTGTAGCTGAGAAATGGGCTAACCATGTACTCACATGTCAGAAAGCTGAGTTTAATCTAAAGGAAAAGAGTGAAGATGCATTTCGCGATATGCTAATTTCTGGAAGAGAATTCTATCACATATATGAAGATAACTCCAAGCTGGGATTCAACATCGAAGTGGCTAATCCAAAAAACACATGGTTTCTTACAACGCCTGATAGGAAGTACATCTCTGATCCTACAGGGCGAGCTCAAGGTGCGTATGCTGCTGGTACTGTTCAGGTTATGGAACTTTCAGAAATCATTGAAAGTATTCCTGACCTCACTAAAGAAGAAATAGACCATTTAAGAAGTTCTCTCCAAGACTATGGACTAATTAATGTCCGTGAATCTAATCTAGGTAATCCTAATGCCATTCCTGGTATTGACTCAGTTACCTATGATACATTTGATCCACTGGTCCTTCAGACTCGTATGATTATCGAAAGTGAAATGAAGGAGAACAACGATGGTTTAAAAGACTTCTTAGGACTAACATCTAATGTTAGTTCGTTTGGTTACAAATACGTAGTGGTAAGATGTTACTGGCTCAGTAAGAAAAAGATTGGTAAACTAATCTACTTAGATGAGATGGGTAATGAACAATCTGTTCTTGTAGATGAGAATTACAAGTCTGGAACTATTCCTACACAACAATCGTTAGAATGGGGATGGATTAATGAGTGGTATCAAGGAACAAAGATTGGTCCAGATATCTATCATGTTAAACCTTTTAAGCTTCTTAATTATTGTCCAATTATTGGAATAACCTACGAAGTTAAAAATACAGAATCTAAATCTCTAGTGGATTTAATGAAACCTTTCCAGGTGTTATATAATGTCTGTATGAACCAGCTTTATAAACTTCTTGAGAAAGAAGTGGGTAAGGTGTATCTGACATCCATCAGGCATATTCCTGTTCCTAAGGATGGTGATGCTCAAGACGCTCTTGATATCTGGGAAATGGAAGCAAGAAACAGAGGTGTTGTCTTTATTGACGATAGCCCTGAGAATCTGAAGAGTCCTTCCAGCTTTAACCAATTTAGAGATATTGACCTCACACGCACGCAGGAGATACAATCTCGTTATACACTGGCTCAACAGCTTAAGAATGAATGTTGGGAATTAATAGGTATGAGCAGACAACGTATGGGATCTATTACAGCTAGTGAGTCTGCTACAGGTGTAAACACAGCTGTATCACAATCTTACGCTCAAACAGAGCCTTGGTTTGTTGCACATGAATATGTAATGGGTCAGCTCTATCAAGCAATAATTGATGCTGCTCTGTACGTAGAAAGCAAGAAGCCTCAATCCACCTTAAGCTATATTACCAGCGAAGGTGAATCAGCTTTTGTTTCTGTAAATGGGTCAGACCTGAAGTTCCGTGATTTGAAGGTGTTCTTGACAAATCGTCCTGAAGATACACAAATGTTTAATGAGCTTCGTCAATTGGCTCAGCCTTTGATGCAGAACGGTGGAAGTCTTTATGACGTAATCGAGCTCTACAGCACGAAGTCTATGAGAGCTATGAAGAAGGTGTTCAAGGATTTGCGTGATCAACAAATGGCTATGCAACAACAACAGTTGCAGATTCAACAGCAACAAGCTGATCAACAAGCCCAGATTGCACAGGCTCAGATTCAACAAGCCATGATTCAGAAAGAACAAGAGATTGCTAATGATAACTATCAGAATGAACTTGACCGTATAAATAAGAAAGAGATAGCTTTAATTGGTGCTGAGGCTAAATCTATGGGCATGGGACTTTCTGATACAGATGAGTCAGGAGTTCCTGATGTATTGGAAATCAGCAAGATAAGTAGTCAACAGGACAAACTGGCAAAAGACTACCAAGCTAAGATGGCTGACATTCAATCTAAAAACTTACAAAACGCACAGAAGCTTGAGATCGAAAGGGAGAAACTAAAAGTGGCCCGTGAGAACCAAGCAAATGATTTAGCCATAGCAAAAGAAAACGCGAAGAACAGGGCTAAAAAGACTAAATAATGTTTGACAAACTTATAGACCTATTTGCTCAGTGGTGGAACTTTTTAACCCCAGCAGTGATTATACCAGACTATGAGGAAGCAGTTCTTCTAAGAGCTGGTAGGTTTAAAAAGGTGTTAAAGCCAGGGTTCCACGTGAAACTCCCTATTATAGATGAGGTGGTACAGCAACACGTGGTGGTTACAACATTAAGCCTATCTGCTCAATCTCTATACACAAAAGATAAACAAAATGTTGTTGTTAAAGGTGTTATTAAATATAAGATATCGGATGTCAAAGTATTCCTCTTGGAAGTATTTGATGCTCAGGATGCCTTGGCTGATATGACACAGTCAATCATTAAAAACATTATTATATCTCTTCCTCTAGATGCATGTATAGATCCAGAGATTGATAACACTCTCACCAAGAAAGTTAGGGTGGAAGCTAAGAAATGGGGAGTGGATATACAACAGGTGACACTCACAGATATAGCTCCAATCAGGAGTTTTAGGATAATAAATGACTCAATTGTAAACAAACTTGATTAGAGTAAATTATATTAATGCTATATTATCAACCAAAACACTTTATATAGCACCATAACTCTTTGCTATTCAATACGTTTCATCTACTTTTACATTTCGTAAACCAATAAAAATAAACTACATATGGCTGAGAACCTTAATACGCCATCATTTGGCAACTTTAGTATTGAGAACACCATGGAAATGGGTCCTGGTAGTGCAGAACTTCTCAATGATCTTTTATCTCCTGAAACGTCAACAGGTAGTCCTGATGATCTACAGAAGATTGTAAAAGATGTTGAACCTGCCAGTCCTAGTCCTAAACCTGATGTTCCAAAAGGTAAGGAGATTGTTCCAAAAGAAGAAGGTGAAGAACTTACAGGTCAAGACCTGATTTCTAGCTTCCTTGGAGACAATGATACAGAAGAGGAAACAACAGAAGATGTTGATCCTCAACCTGTTAAGAAGAAAGCTCCTGCTGCTGAAGCTAAACCTACAGAAGAACCCACTCAGGAAACTGAGGAAGGTGAAGAAGAGCAAACGAGTCAATTCACAGCTCTATCTCGCGACCTTTTCAAACTTGGTGTTTTCTCAAAGGATGAGGATGAAGATGATGTAAACATTTCCACTCCTGAAGAATTCCTTGATCGTTTCCAAAATGAAAAGAAAAAAGGTGCTGTAGAGATGGTCCAAAACTTCATTAGTCAATTTGGTGAAGATTATCAACAAGCGTTCGAAGCTGTATTTGTAAAAGGTGTTAATCCAAAAGATTATTTTGGCACTTACAATAATGTAGTGAGCTTTTCTGAAATGGATCTGTCACAAGAAAACAATCAAGTGGCAGTGATTAAGCAAGCTCTAGCTGATCAAGGATTTGAGCCTGATGACATCGGTACAGAAGTAGAAAGACTCAAAAACTATGGCGATCTGGAAAGTGTAGCAACAAAACACCACAAGGTGTTAGTTAAAAAGGAAGCACAGAAACTAGCTCAAATGGAGCAAAAAGCTGAGCAAGAGCTACAACAAAGACAAGCTGTTAAAAATCAGTATATTAATAACGTTCAGCAAGTCCTTCAGGATAAGCTGAAAAACAAGGAGTTTGATGGTATTCCTATCAATCCTAAGTTGGCTAACGAACTACAAGACTTCCTGCTGGTGGATAAGTACAAGACAGCATCTGGCGAAACTCTTACAGATTTCGATAAGACCATCTTGGAATTGAAAAGACCTGAGAATCATGCAACTAAAGTGAAGGTTGCTTTACTACTCAAAATCTTGGAAAAGGATCCTACATTATCTACCATTCAAAAAACAGGCGTTACAAAAAAATCTAACGAACTGTTTGGGGAAGTGGCTAGACAAGTTACTAAGTCTAAGACAACAGGTAGCACTCAGCCTTCTAAACAAAATTCATGGTTCTTATAAACTTTAATAAATAAAAGGATAACAAAATGGCAATTCAAACAATCCCAGGTCTAACTGGCTTCACGTATGCTCGTGTCGCATCTATGGACAAGCGTGCTGTGGGTAAGCTAACTGACGCTAACCACCTGGAGAGCTTTCACTCTACTGAGCCTGCTGATTATGACAAAAAAATAATCAGCCTCTATACACAGAGCTCTCTTTACAGCAACGACTTTCTTGACATGATCAACAAAAGCACGCCTTATTACATTGATAATAATAGCGATGCTTGGAAATGGCAAGTAGCTGTTCCGTACAAATTCCCTAAAATCATTGATGTTCCAGCTTCCACTCAAGAATTGAGCAAGCCTGGTATCGATGGTCAAGAGTTCCAATTGGTTCTTGACACAAACGAGTTCTCTAAAAATGCAATTATTTCTGTAGGTTCTCGTCAGTATGGTCCTCGTTTTTACGTTATTAAGGATCCAGTTCCTTGGAACATGGGCTTCCTTTATAGCTTCACTTTGGTTACAGATAATCCAACTGTAGACTTCGTTAGCCCAACCTTCTTGCAAGTGGGTATCGAACTTGAGTTGGTTGATGCTGCGATTGGTGAATTCGATCAAGATTTGTTGGGTCTTCCTCGTCTTGGTGAGCAAATCACAATGTTTGAATCTCTTGGTTCTGCATATGGTTTTGAGCACAAGATCACTGAGTGGGCTGATGACAAAATGATGAGAGATTCAGCTGGTCGTCCATTGGACATCTTGGTTTACGCTCCACAGCGTAGGAACCAACTTCCTTTGACTAGGAATGATGTTAAATGGGAACCATTCATTGAGTTCTGGATGAGAAAGTCTATGCTTGAATTGAAAGTTAAGCGTATGATTTGGTCTCGCCCAGGCACTGTTAAAACAAACGGTTCTAAACAAGAGTTGAAGCGTACATCTGCTGGTGTTTACCACAGAATGCGTAACAACGGTAACCTTGTTCAATACAACCGTGGTGAATTCACTGCAAACTTGATTCGTGCTGTCTTTGGTGATCTTTTCTACAGAAGGGTTGATGTTAAGGACAGGAGAGTTAAAATGTATACTAACGAAGCAGGTTTTGACGTATTCCAACAAGCTTTGAAAACAGACGCTTTGAACAGTGGTTTGACTTTCATGGCTGATAGCGGAAACCGTTACTTGCAAGGAGAAGGACAACACATCACTTACAACTTTGCATTCGATGCAATGGTTACACGTGAGACTGGTCGTGTTGAACTTATTCACTTGAAAGAACTTGACCTGCCTCAATCTAATCTAGAATTTGGTCAGAACAAGAAGAGCACTCCAGTATTCATGGTATTTGACGTGTCTCCAATGTCTGATGGTTCTATGGTTAACAACATCCGTGAAGTTCGTATGAAGGGTGCACCTTCTATGACTTGGGGTTATATCGATGGAACTCGTCACCACTTAGGCTTTGCTAAGTCTCAGGGTATGAGCTCTGCAAATAAATTCCCAGGATATGAAATCTGGATGAAGGACCGTTGTGATGTATTTATCGAAGACTTGTCTCGTACAGTTCTTATTGAGGAAATACCACAATTCTAAGCCTCCACTCTAAGGATAACGCATCCTTAGACCACAAATACCGAGAAGAGATTGCCCCCCACTTTCAGAGTGGGGGAGCTCTTCTCAAACTACAGAGTGATGGACTGGGGTGTCTCCCAATCGCATTCCTTTCAATGGGACCACTCTGCAAATAAACCAAATAAATAAACTACATATGGGTAAGTTAGGTAAAATCTCAACTATTAAGAAAGAGTATCAAAACTCACAACTTCAGACAATGCAAGGTGGTCTTTCACTAAGAGGGCTTACACGTATCCCTGGAACAGGGGTATTTAAGTATCCTTACAAGGAACTTGATGGTCAATACAGAACAGGACTTGATGCTAATGCTGCTTACATTCGTAGAATCTCTGATCCTCTAGAAAGAGAAATGGAGATTGAACGTGTAACAGCTCTAAAAGAAAAGCTACAATCTGCACTTGGTGATGTTGACTTAGGTTCTCGTTCACAGTTTTGGAACTATGGATTATCCACCTCTAACGATGATTCTTTACATGTTCAACCTGTAAAGCTTCTAGATGGTGATAACTACTTTGATCTTTCTCTTCCTTTTCAGGAACTAGCATTTTCTTGGTTGCGTGTTCATCCAACAATTGCTTCCAGTTATCAAGCTTGGGAGCGTGGTGAGTTTCCTGCAGACATACAATTTTATGTGGCTGACGAGGATATTGAAAACGCAGTGATGTTCAAGAAAAAGCAACTAATCAACAAGGCTATTGTCAAGTTTGATACTATGACTCCTGAGAGAAAAAGAAAAGTGGCAAGATTGTTGGGACTACCTGTAACAGATGATACTAAAGAGGAAGCAGTTTACAACCTTGTAGACAATGTCCTTAAACAAACCGAATTTAAAAACGGTAAGTATCAGGGCCTTAATCCTGTTGAAGTGTTTACACGCTTTGCAGACATGAAGGATAACTTACTCCATATCAAAGACTTAGTGAAGCAAGCTCTCACTCATTCAATATACAGGTCTAGACCTAATGGTAAAATTTATGAAGGTGAGTTTGAAATAGCTAAGGATGAAGATGATTTAATTAAATTGCTTGCTGATGATGACAATCAAGACTTACTCTTGACTCTCGAAGGTAAGCTGAAAACTAAGAAATTAGCTGCAGTATGATACCAGTAGATAGTTTATTATACAAGATAGACCAAAAACTAAATAAACTATCAACAAATATTCACCAGCAGATAAACTTAGAAGATAAGATTCTGGCCCTCAATGAGGCTCAGATAAAGCTGATAAAACAAAAGGTTGATGGTTTTAGTGTAGTGAGTGGTATGGGACTTGACGCTTTTAAGAAGCGTTATGAGGACCTACAAAGCTTAGTCGTAACCTATAACAATCAACCTCTTGATCTCACTCTCAGGAACGAAGAACTACATCAATGGTTTGCTAATCTACATCTCCTTGTTCCTAAGTATATGTTCTACATAGATGCATATATACTGGCTGACAAAGGGGTGTGCAAGGATAGAAAGATCTGGATTAACAGAGACTTGGCTAAACACGGTGACCTTCAGTTCATCCTGAATAACGATCACTACAGGCCTTCTTTTGAGTACCAAGAGACATTTAACTTCCTTTCTACAGATGAAATATCCATCTTCACAGATGGTACATTCACTCCAAGTAAGATTTATATGTCCTACATGAGATATCCTTTGTACATTAACAAGACTGGATACATTATGTTAGACGGTGAACCATCATTTGACCAAGACTGTGAGCTTGAGCTCTATCTAGAGGATGAGCTTTTAGACTTAACAGTACAAAACCTCGCCATGTATACAGAGAACGCTGCTGCTGTCCAAAGCGCACAGTTCAGAATACAGACGAACGAATAAGTTTTTTAATCATTTAAAATAAAGCAAAATGGCTGATTTTTCATTAACTACGCTCTTCGTAGTACCAGTAGGGCAATCTGCGCTCCCTAGTTCTGGATCTACGCAAAATTTGAGCGCTGGCCAAGTGGGCATTTTCAGAAATGACTACACTTTGGCTACAGCTGCAAACATCGCAGCTGCTCCTTACTTTTATATTGCGCAGGGCCGTACTAACACTTATCTGCAAGGCTCTAAGCGTTCTGATAAGATTAAAGGCTGTCCTTCAGGATCTGGTTGCAACAGCAACGTAACTGAATGGTATAAAGTGGCTGGTTGTCCTACTCCTGTAACTCAAGTTACAGATGTGGTTAACTGGAACGTACAGTGTGGTGACATCGTTACTATCACTTTGCGTGCTCACTCTAGCTATTTGGATACATTGTATTTCAATGGCTTCACTCGTTCAATCACTGTAAACGCACCTTGTTGCGATTGTGGTGGTGATCCTTGTAGCTTGGTTGACATCCCTGCCTTGATTGATGATATCATTTATCACTTCAATCTTCAGGCTCCTGGTAACAACCCAGACAACATTACCTTCTCTGACTTCTATCAATTCCAAAGGATTGGTAACGATCAAGACGCATTCTTGCGTATCACTGGTAAACCATTGACTAAATATGGTCAGCCTTGTGATGTTGCAGCGTTTCCTTTTGAATATGACAGAATGTGGTTCCGTACATTCGTGTACAGTGGACCTGCAACCACTGCTGACTTTATTGTAGCAGATGCTTGTAACGTTGTTGCTGATCCAGTGATTATACAGCGTTCTTCTTATGCTGTAGGTACTTCTGCTGAGATTGCACAATTGGAAAAGAACTTCTACAGCTACCAAGCTGGTTACTTGAAGCATCTCTATAGGATGGGTGGTTACAACGAGAACTTTGAATCATGGGTAAGCGATGGCACTAGCTATGACACTTACTACATTAAGTTCAATGAACTCGACAAATCTGCTTATCAGTGGGGTGATTATATCTATGAAGATAGCACTGTAATTATCGCTGCTGAAAGTGGTAGTGCAATAGCTACTGCTATTGAGACTGTTCTTGTTGCTGGTTTGGGTGCTGTAAGTGCTGATAACTTACCATGTGTAACCACTACATCAACAACCACCACTATATGGCCTTCTACTTCTACCACTACAACTTTGATTCCGTAATAGGTAGGTAGAGATATACAAACATTATATAACCTAAGCCAGAGGTGAGAGGATAACACTCAATCCTCTGGCTTATTTATTTAGAACAACATGCCAGCTTTAAAATTAGACATATTAGTAATCCCTACATATAATGTACAAACACTAGGTGTTGCTGATGCATCTGTCTATCCTACAGATCCTCCTGTTGTTTCTGGAGCAACCATTGAAATTGATGTTCCTGGTTTTGGTACAGTGGTTAAACCATTCAGCGTTAATGACTTCAATATATTTACAACATCAAACCTAGGTATAAGTCCTGTAGGAGTGTACGAACCACTTCCTGACGGTGTATACCGTTTGAAATATTCTGTAGCACCTGCATATTTAAACTTTGTAGAAAGGTCTATTGTGCGTGTTGACAGACTTCAAGAAAAGTTTGATAATGCATTTATGAAGCTTGATATGATGGAATGTGATAGAGCTATTAGAACACAATCAAAGGTGACTCTCACCTCTATCTATTTCTTTATTCAAGGATCTATTGCCGCTGCTAACAATTGTGCTATCGATGTATCCATGAGACTTTATAATCAAGCAAACATTATGCTTGACAATTTCCTTAAAAATAATTGTGGATGTTCTGGAAATAATTACGTTATAAACTTTTACTAATATGGCAAAGTGTAGAAACTGTGGAGCTAATGTAGGATGTGGATGTCAATTAATTAATGGTCTTTGCGCAGCTTGTAATGCTGCTGTTAAAAGAGTAAAAAACTTTATAAAAAATGTTATTACCTAGACTTACACATTGTCCAGAGTGCGCAAGCATTCCTGCTTTAATTGCAGAAATAGATTGTAGAATGGCTGAGCTAGCTAACAATTTGTACAACAATGTTGTGTTTATTTTAAACCAACCTGTACCTGGTGGAGCAATTTTAGATCTTTTAAACTATAGGAGAATCCTCACCTATAAGTATTGTAACCCCGATTATGCTGCTGAGTTCACAGTGAATATGATCGCAAGCAGAGTTAAACTTTTAAAATATAAATAAATGTCCAACATTTGTTCAAATTGCTTTAATGGCTGTGCAGAAACTGTATCAGATCAATGCGTTAGATATACGGGTGTAGATGTTCCAGTTTTGGGAATCCAAACTGGTGATTCTCTTTCATATGTAGAGCAAGCATTGATTACATTTCTTACATCTACGTTAAATGGTGAGGGTATTGTCCTTACTATTGACCCTCTTATTATATGTGAAATTGTAAATAAAAACCTAGTTGAATGTGAAGATCTTACTCTTCCTAATGTTATTAACGCTTTAATAAAGGCAATATGTGAGCTTGATACAAGACTCACTGCTGTAGAAGCTGATATTGCTGCATTGGAAGGACCTTACACTGTAGGATGTCTCACTGGTGTAACTAGTTCTTCTGGAACACATGCCATCCTTCAGGCAGCTATCAATAAGATTTGTGGCTTAGAGGTTGAACTTGATGCTCTTGCTCTAAATGTTAACACTAACTATGTAAAGCTTGCAGATCTCAATTCTCTTATTTCTGCCTATTTAGCTAGTATTGGAACTAATACTAAGTATTACAATAAAATGATACCTTATGTAGCAGTGGAGTTTTATGATAATTTAGCAGGTAAATTTGATGGTACAGGTGCTGGTATTGGTGACTGGGAAAAAATATATTTGTGTAACGGTCTAAATGGTACTCCTGATAAAAGAGGACGTGTACCAGTTGGTGTTACAACAGGTATGGGTGGTGGAGCTATGAACCCTGCAGTTGATCCTGCAGTGTCTGGTAATCCTAACTATGTTCTTCTTGGAACACAAGGTGCTAACGCAATCACTCTCACTACTAATCAAATCCCTTCACACTCTCATTCAGCTTCAGCTTCTGTAACTGATCCTGGACATACACACACTCTTGCGTACGCACCTGGATTTTCTGATCCAGATGAGCCAGGAGCGGTTGCTGATTACATGAATCAAGCTGGTACAAAAAGTTCTTCTGCAACTACAAACTCAGCAAGCACAGGTGTGTCTGTAAGTGTTTCGATTGGTTCTGCAGGAGGTGGATTGTCCCATCCTAATATTCAACCTGGTCTTGGATGTTACTACATAATGTACATTCCTTAATGTAAAAAACTAATGCACAAACATAATTGTGATCCTTGTAATCCTGAACTCACTGGTTCTAATAAAATAAAGTATGACGGGCCCAATCTCCCTTGCACGGGAGTTCAAACCTGTGATACACTCACTGTAGTCATTGAAAAACTAGATGAAAAAATCTGTGAGATAAAAGGTTCCTCAGGAACTGCAGGTAGTAGTGGTAGTAGTGGAAAAAACGGAACTTCTGGTACATCAGGTGCAAATGGCACCTCTGGAATTAGTGGAAGTTCTGGTACATCTGGTTCTTCTGGTAGCTCTGGAAGTTCAGGTAGTTCTGCTACTTCTGGATCTAGTGGTACCAAAGGTACGTCTGGTTCTAGTGGAACTGATGGATCATCTGGTACATCTGGATCTAGTGGTAGTAGTGGAACTGGTGGAACATCTGGTGTAAATGGATCTAACGGTACGTCTGGTTCTTCTGGTACAAGGGGATCTTCTGGGACCTCTGGTTCTAGTGGGACATCAGGTACAAGTGGAAGTAGTGGTAGTGATGGAAGTTCTGGTACTTCTGGCACTAGTGGTTCTAGCGGTACTTCTGGAAGTAGTGGAACAAGCGGAACAGCAGGATCTTCTGGATCATCTGGAACAAGTGGTAGCTCTGGTACAACAGGTACTTCAGGTACATCTGGTAGTTCAGGAACTGACGGTAGCTCAGGAACTTCTGGTTCTAGTGGTACGTCAGCAACTTCTGGTTCTTCTGGTTCCTCAGGCACGTCTGGTTCAAGCGGAACATCTGCCACATCTGGAAGCTCTGGATCATCTGGAACATCAGGAACATCTGGTAGTTCAGGTTCCTCTGGTACTTCAGGTACAAGTGGCTCCTCTGGAACATCTGCATCTTCTGGTTCTTCTGGCACATCTGCAACTTCTGGTACATCAGGATCTTCTGGATCATCAGCAGATTATACTGGAACTTCCTCTACAAACTTAACAATTCCCACTGGAGCAGGACAAACCTACATCATTACAACTGATACAGGTCTTTCATATACAATAGCCCAGGTTGTTATCGTTGCTTACAATGGAAGTAATAACTTTGAAGCTACAGTAACCGCATATAATCCAGCAACAGGACAATTAGATGTAACATCTAATGGAATATTCACTGGTAGTGGAACATATTCAAGCTGGACAATAAATCTGGCAGGTGCTTCTGGTGGTAATGGTACCGCAGGAACATCTGGTAGTAGTGCAACTTCTGGCACATCAGGAACTAATGGAAGCTCAGGTACTGCTGGTTCCTCTGGAACAGCAGGTAGCAGCGGAACATCTGGAAGTAGTGGTTCATCAGGAACAACTGGAACTAGTGGTAGCTCTGGATCTTCAGGTACAGCTGGTACAAGTGCTAGTTCAGGAACTTCAGGAATAAACGGAACTTCTGGTACTTCTGCTACAAGCGGAACATCTGGTACAAGTGGAACCTCTGGTTCTTCTGGTAGCTCAGGTACTGCAGGAAGCTCTGGAACCTCTGGATCTTCTGGTACATCTGGCACTGCTGGATCATCTGGTTCAAGTGGTACATCAGGCTCCTCTGGTACATCTGGTACTGCAGGATCTAGTGGTTCATCAGGATCAAGTGGTACATCTGGTTCTTCTGGAACTTCAGGCACTTCTGGTAGTTCTGGAACAAGCGCTACTAGTGGATCGTCTGGTTCATCTGGTAGTTCTGGTACTGCAGGAAGTTCAGGTACAGCAGGCTCATCTGGTTCCTCTGGTACATCAGGAACTAATGGAACATCTGGTTCGAGCGGTAGTTCTGGTACTTCTGCAAGTAGTGGAACTAATGGAACATCTGGAACTCATGGTTCTAATGGAACTAGTGGAACTAGCGGAAGCAGTGGTACTAATGGTTCTAGTGGAACAACTGGAACTAGTGGTTCAAGTGGCACATCAGGTACAACTGGTTCTTCTGGTACATCTGGTTCATCAGGAAGTTCTGGAACTTCAGGTACAAATGGTAGTTCAGGATCTAGTGGAACATCAGGTTCATCAGGAACCAGTGGTAGTTCAGGAACATCTGGCTCTTCAGGAACAAGTGGTAGTTCTGGTTCATCTGGTACATCAGGAACAAATGGTAGTTCTGGTTCTTCAGGAAGCTCTGGTACATCTGGATCATCAGGAACAAGTGGTAGCTCAGGTACATCTGGTTCATCAGGAAGTTCAGGTACCTCAGGAACATCTGGTGCAAATGGTGGCACTGGTTCAAGTGGAACAAGTGGTGTAAATGGAGGAGTTGGTAGTTCTGGTACATCTGGTATAGCTGGTAGTTCTGGTACTTCTGGTACCAAAGGAACAAGTGGTACATCAGGTGCTAATGGTGCTAATGGTGCCACTGGTGCAACAGGTGCTGCAGGTTCTTCTGGAACCTCAGGTATAAGAGGAACAAGCGGAACATCTGGAGCTAATGGTGGTACTGGGGCAGCTGGAAGTTCAGGTACTTCTGGTACAGCTGGAAGTTCAGGTACAAGTAGTGCAGGTTCAATAAGTGGTACAACAAACTACATAGCTAAGTTTACAAGTGCTACAGCAATAGGTAACAGTTCAATGTCTCAGTCAGGAAATAACATAACTGTTAATTCTGGTAACATGACTGCCACTGCTTTCTTTGAATCTTCTGATATTAGATTTAAGAATGTGTTGGAAACTAATCCTAATATTTTACTAAATGTAAATGTAATTAAATACACATTCATTGATGATGAACAAGGTAAGATTAGATATGGTTACTCTGCTCAACAAGTAAAAGAAATACTTCCTGAACTAGTTGATGGTGAAGAAAGACTGACGTTGAACTATTCAGATGTGCACACTCTTAAAATAGCATACCTAGAGAATAAGATAAAGGAACTTGAAGAGAAAATAAACAAGTTATCAATGAGTTAAAAAATCCTGTTTTGTTGGTTTTACAGGGTTTCTCCTAGGACTTCGGTTCTAGGAGTTTTTTATTTATAACAAGTTTAGTTAGAATGGATAACTAGAAAGGTTAAAATAATTTGGAAAATATTAAAAACCTCCGTACCTTTACTGTAATTTTAACTAAATCAAATCGTAAATGCCTGAAAATCAATCCCTTCTGTACCAACTGGAGCAAATGCTTCATTGGAAGAAAAGCAAAAAGTTCTATGCAGACAAGCTAAACATTACAGAAAATGAGGTGGATGAATTGATGAAGGAGCTCCGAGATTCCCAGATAGCAAGGGAAGATGCAGAAACTGCAAATTACATTGGAGAACTAGAAGACACAATTGTTAGATTTATTGAGGATGTGCAGAAAGGAACAGGCGAGATAGTCCTCAACTCAAAAGAAGAAATTAAAAGTTTAGAGGAGCTGATTGAGAAGTGTAAGATTGATACAGATAAATGGGAAATAACTAAATACGTTCAGAACTACTGGGGAAATGTTGACACTCCACACTATCAAGTGAAAGCTTGGTTGGGTAAGAAGAAAGATGAACAAGTGTTTCAAGATTCCTTCATAACATTCCTTAGTGATTATTCTCCTGTTTCACAGGAAATTATGTCCCCCAAACTACAGCCAGGAAAGTCTAATGCTGCTCTTGTTATTAATAAACAAGATGCGCACTACAACAAACTTGATGTTGATGGAAACAATGATATTGAAGAGAGATTTGCTAGAATGGCTTATAGGGTGGAAACCATCCTCAACCAAGCTACTCTATCAAATAACCTAGAAAAAGTGATATACATCATTGGTTCAGATGAGTTTAATAGTGAATTCACTGGAACTACAACCAGGGGCACTCCTCAACAGAATATAGAGGGCTACCACAAGTCATTTGAGGCCATATGTGACCACGAGATATTGATGATAACCCTACTGCTCAACTATGCCAAATGTGTGGATGTTGTGTATGTGGCTGGTAATCATGATGAATATGTAGGATGGCATTTAATCAATTGGCTACAAACCTATTTTAGAAACACTGATAGGTTGACATTTGATTGCTCTCCTAGATATAGAAAGTATATTAGCTACGGTATTTCTGCAATGATGTTCAATCATGGGGATGCTATGAAGCCTGCTAAGCTGGCTGGTATATTCCCAATGGAATATAAAGATGAATGGTCCAATCATGATGTGTATTACATCTTCACAGGTGATAAGCACCATGAGTTGAGTCAGGATTTTAACGGAATTAAATTTTACCAGATACCTGCATTCTCAAATGCAAAGAGTGGATGGGATGAGAAGAATGGGTACACGTGCGCGCGAGGTGAGGTGACTGCCTTCCTTATTGATAACAAGGATGGAATGACAAACATATTCAAACAATATTTATAATGTCTACTTTTAGAAAATTAGTTTCAGATGTACGCTCCATGCACAAGTTACTGTCTACAGATAACTTGATCACGGATAGAGCTGTTATGTCTGAGATTAAGAATAATGCCTTCCTTTTGATAAAGCGTGAGACTAATCTAAGGAAGCTTTGGGCCACTGATACAGTGTTCACTACTATTCCATGTTTGGAAATGGTGGAAGTGCCTATTTCTGAATGCTGTGAGTATTCTGATCCTTGCAGTGTATCTAGAACTAAATTAAAACTTCCTCGTATTACAGAAGGTAATTACCAATATGTTATACAGGGTGTGTATTCAATCAATGCTCTTAGTGGACAAGGAAAGAAGTTAAAAGAAATAACCATCAATAGATACATCAACTTGCTTAAGCTTCCTATAATTAAAAAGGAAGAATACTACTGGATTACTAATGGATATTTGTATGTAAACAATCCACTTCTAAAAGCCATCAGACTTGTTGCTCTTTTTGAAGAGGATGTTCCTAATTCTATTATGTATCCAGAATGTGGCTGTGGAAGCCCAGACTACACAACAGAAGAACTCTGCAAGAATCCTCTTGATAAAGAATCTCCTGTTCCTGGCTACCTAGAAAAACAAGTTCTTGAATTAACTTCTCAGAAGTTATTAAATACCTACTTCGCACTTAAAACAGATATCACAAGCGATGGAGTTGATGGTCAAGCACCTAACGCTCCAAACCTTAGATGATATGCGAGTAAAAATAGACTGGAGAAGCGCAAGCAAAGAAAACTACAACAATTTCTGTAAGAAAAATCCCTCAATTAAACTTACGTTTGATGAGTGGAGAAACATCGTCTACACCTATAATGAGGCTTTCAAAGAATACATCCTTGAGACAGGAGAAAGGGCAAGGCTTCCATATGGGTTTGGTGAGTTCTCTATTAACAAGAAAAAGCGTAGGAAGATAAAGGGAATAGATGGTAAAGAGTTTGTCAATCTTCCTATAGACTGGAAGAAAACAAAAGAGAAAGGCAAACGCATCTACAATTTTAACTTCCATACAGAAGGTTATTTCTTTGGGTGGATTTGGTTTAAAGACACAGCAAGATTCAGACATTCTGCTCTATGGTATTTTAAACCTTCCAGAAATACATCAAGATTACTATCTCACTATATCAAAACCAATGATAGGTATCAACATATTTATCATGAATGGAAAATGTAAATAAATGGCATACTATTACAAATATAACTTCATCTCTCCTGAGATTATCTACTCCACAGTAAAGGAAGAGTTTAAAAGCTATTTCGATACAGGGGCTGTAGATGATTTGATGTTCCCCACCTATCTAGACAAATGTCTTAGAAAGCTAGGTAGGGCTACGTATGTTATTCAAGAGCAAGTGTTGTACATCAGTGATTATGAAGCTAGGCTTCCAGATAACTTTATTGCTGTACGTGAAGCTTGGATGTGCACAGCTGTTAACGGTTTCCCATATCAACAAGCTAATTCATTCTATTCACAAGCTGCTACATCCACTACGATTCAAGTGAGTCCTGTTACATACGGTGGACCATCTTGTCCTAGCCCTTGTTGTGGTAATGTGGGATGTGATGGTAGTTGTATGCCTCAGCTAATTGAGACAGTGTATAAGACAAACAACCAAGCCCCTGTGTTATATCAGAGGGAATATCTACTCAAACCAGGTAATATATCTGTACAAAAGAACTGTAGTGTAGATTATACAAACAACTGGGAATTCTATTCACAGGCTCCTCCTCTTCGTGAGTTCACTCCTGGATCTGCTGGATATGATAGTTTTGACATTAGAGACAATAAGTTTGTAACCAACTTCAGAAATGGTGTTGTACATATGATATTCTATGTTACAGAATATGATCAAGTGGGTAATCAAATGATTCCTAACAACTATCGTATCAGAGAGTATATTGAGGCGTTTATCAAATACAAGGTGATAGAAACACTCAGCAATCAGACCAATGATGAGACCTATAATCAATTGGAAAGAAAAATGATGAACTACAAACAGCAGTCTGAAGAAGCATTCATCATGGCTGACATTGAAATTAAGAAACAAGATCCTTGGGCTAAACAGCGCAGGATTAAGAATGACTTGAATAGATTTAACATGTATGAACTCCCCAACCGTAGTAATAGATATGGTTGGAGACGTAATAACTAATAATAATGGCTGAACAGGAACAAGGCAATATTAGGCAGGAGTATAATAATGCTACCACTGGTCTTAACATGGACCAAACCGTTAATCAGATTCCAAAAGGGAAACTGACATACGCATTGAATGCTGCTGTAGAAAACTTTGATGCTAATTCTGTAAACTATCAGAATGAGCCAGGGAATGAACTTTGTGTTACATTCCCTTCTGGTTATGTACTTATCGGTACACATTTCATCCAAGAGAAAAGTAAACATATATTCTTCATCACTAATCCAGAAACTGGTGCTAGCCAGATTGGATATATGCAGAATAACGATTGTGTCTATCGTGTACTTGTAAATGCCCCTTGTCTAAACTTTAATGTTAACTATCCAATTCACAAGGCAGCTCATAAAATAACTAACTGTACCACAGAGATTTATTGGACAGATGGTTACAATCCTAGAAGGTATCTTGACATTGATGATATTCCAAAAATACTCAAGTCTGGCACTCCTTTTTGCAATCCAGAATACACAGATGATGTAGATTGTAATCAACTTAAGCTTCAGCCTAATTTTAAGATTCCTCAATTAGAGGTGATAGATGTTGCTAGCACAGGTAATCTGATAGCTGGTACATATCAGTTTGCTATTCAATACTCTGATCCTCAGGGCAACCCTTACACATCCTACTACTCTGTAACCAACCCTACACCTATTGCTGATAAGTTCATTACATCAGTAAACTTCAACTATCCTGTTGGTAAATCTATCATCCTCAATATCAACAACCTTGAGGACACAGGACTCTATCAGTATTTTAATCTAGCAGTGATCAAAACCATTAACAGTATCACTTCTGTAGAACTTGCTGGTACATATTACATTGACAATTTACAGAAACAAATCACATACACAGGTCAGAATGTTACACAAATCAGGCTGACCATCAATGATATATTTGAGAAGTTCCCTTATTATGACATTGCACAAGACCTTACAAACGTACAGGATATTCTTGTATGGGACAATCTCACGTCTATTGATCGTATTAACTATCAAGGGATTGCTAACAATATCACTCTGCAATGGGAAAGCTGGAGAATACCAGCTAACGAGAACTATGCAGATGAGCTGAACGCCACCAACCTCAGAGGATATCTAAGGGATGAGGTGTATGCTTTTGAAATAGTATTTCTGCTTAACAATGGTAAACAAACTGATGGATTCCATATTCCTGGTAGAATAGCAAATAGCAACGATTTATTACCAGTGAGTCCTAGTAATGATGACTTCATAGGTGAGCCTGATCCTCTTACAGGAACAAGTCCTTATTGGAAAATATACAATACAGGATATGCATTAGGGTTCTCTCCTGGTTATTCTCCAGCAGAAAATTACAAAGGTCCATATCAATATGGTGAGTTTTCTTACTGGCAGTCTACAGAAACCTATCCCTGTAATACAGAAGTGTGGGGTGATTTGGCTGGTCAGCCTATCAGACATCACAAGTTTCCTGATGTTAACATTAGCCCTGCGTACGAGTCTAAGATATTCTTAGGTCCAAATGCGTTAGTTCAAGGAAACGATGGTATATTTCCTATTGGTGTTCGTTTGGATATACAACAAATTGAGTCATTAATTCAGAGTTCTAGTTTAACAACAGAACAGAAAGATGAGATTGCTGGATTTAAAATTATACGTGCAGATCGCGGTACAAACAAGTCTATTGTTGCTAAGGGAATTCTTAGGAATGTTAATACATATGAAAGAGAGAAACAAACCTTCTTCTATCCTAACTATCCGTACAACGATCTTAACCAAGATCCATTCCTTAATTCAAACAACAATGCGTTTGCACAGATATGTGATGATTACAACATATTTATTGACTCTCTAGGTCCTTGTTCTGGAGGGGGTGCTGATTGTGCAGAGGTACAATACACTGACTGTAATAATAATAAAACAGGAACACAGAAATATTATGCTACAGGTGCATATCATTTATGTTCTACAACCAAACCAATCATCCTAGCTCCTGCAACAGGAAAGACAGGACTTTCTACATACGACACATGGGTGGCAACAATATGTCCTCCTACATTCCTTAAAGCAGGTGGTAGGATTGAATGGGTTGATATATATAATGGACCTTCTACAGCATGGATAGAAGGATGGCCAGATGTAGAAACCTTTACATTTAACGCAGTGCCTGGAACAGTTCCTGTAGCAACAGAAAATGCTGATAATATTTGTTTCACTGGACCTACACGCACCACTGGACCAAACTGTAAGATTGAAACTCCACAACATGGTGTAACAGAAAAATACAGACAAATCTTCAACTCTCCTGAAACATCTTTTGGACAACCTTTCTTAGGTGGTATTCTAAAGCTTGAGAGTGTAATGTTTGGTGGTGGTAGTGCTCATTTTGTACAAGTTAGAAACAATGCTAAGTACAAGCTTCTATCAGAAGAAGCTCAGGTGAAAGCTCTTGATAGCTCTAATAAACTTGGTGCACTCACTACACCATTTAGTGCATCAGCAATGTTTGCTGCATACCAAGCCTATCTAACAATATATGTAAACGGTATCACCAGAAGGAATTATGCGTATTCTTTCAACTCTGTAGCTGATTACAACTATGGTGTTGGAGTTCCTGATGACTTGGGTATTAAACAAAGAAATCTAGATATTGCTAGATACCTTATCCCTGGTGTACAGAACGTTGGTGATACGTATAATATTAACAACTTCCAAAGAGAATCATCTGTTTATTTAAGAACAGATTTAACTAGACCTGGTCTACCTTTCCCAGACCAAAGTCCTAACATGATATCTGGAGGAAGCCCATTACTCACAGATAAGTCTAGATTCACTGTATCAGAGATTGGTAATTGTGATGTTCCTGCGAAGGAAGAAGATATATCTGTAGTGTCTTATTATGCTTCACTCAAGAATATATTTGTAAATCAATATGGTCAAATCTACTCTTATGAAACTGTAGACACTGGTTTCCAAACATTTCTAAATAATGGTACAACTCAAGTGCAAACGGTATTTGGTGGTGATACGTTTATTAGCAGATTTACGTTTAAGAGCAAACTACCATTCTTTATTGACAACAGAGTGGGAGCTCCTGATGACAGTGATATATTCTATGATGAGATAGGTAATATAGCCTATCCAAAATATTGGCATTCAGCTCGTTCTATTCTAAAGAATTATGTAAGCAGTGGAGGAACACTAACTAACATCATATCTTATAAGGCTCATAACTTTGATTGTCCTAATGAACAAAGTGTTTTTGTAAGCAGTGCTACTAGCACAACAACCACCACAACAAGTACAACTGTTGCACCAGGAACTGTTTTTTCTAGTGATTCTAGTAGAACTTTCTATGATGGTTACTTCTATTTGTTTGCCTATGGTATTCCTAACTTCTATTGTGAGAGCTCTTACAACGTTGATTTAAGACAAGCATTTAATAATAGAGAAGGTGATTTCTGGCCTCATGTAAGCACAGGTATTCCTGATGATTGGGTGCAAGAAGACTATGTTCCTATTGTTCAGGATAACACCTACTACTATAATGTCACATATTCTAAACAAAACAGAGAAAATACGTTCACTAATCTACCTATAGATTGGGACAAACCTTGTTACACCTACTATCCATTCAGAGCTATTTATTCTGATGCCCAGAACATAGATGCTGATAACAGGGTGAATAGTTGGCTTATTTATAGAGCCATATCTTATTATGACTTCCCTCAGAACTATGGAAATGTAATTTCTGTAGATGGTATTCAGAATAGGGCTATTCTTGTTAGATTTGAAAACAAGACATTATTGTACAACAACTTGTTGACAATTGATACTAGCAACCCACAGGCTGCTTACGTTGGTAATCCTTTGTTATTCAGAGGAGCTCCTCCAATTGACTTTGCTGAAACAGACTTAGGTTATGTAGGAACACAGAACAAAATGCTCCTTAAGATACCACAAGGACAAGTGAGTATAGATGCTAAAAGAGGAC